GTGCTACGCCGCCTGAAGGGGCGGCTATGCAGGAATTTGTCAAAACAGATAATTTACCGCTGAAAAAGCGGAAAATGATCTATTTTTCCAAATTTTATTGCGTAGGTTCCTGAAGGTTTTCATGAATACGCTTTGCTTTTTCCTCGATACGCTTCGCGTTTTCTTCGAGGTTTTCTTGTACAACCTTGACTTCAATAGGTTTTTCAGGTTGCTTCTTTGGACGGCTTCTAAATTGCTCAATACCTTCTTTGATGTCTCGAATCATGTCGAGACGTTCTATTTCAGACAGGTTTTCAATGCCGTCGGGTAGATTCGGATCGTCCGAATATTGCGGTACAAATGCGGTTACATTTTCGCCGCGTACATAACGGCGAAGGATTTCCTCAAGAGGAAGAGCCATGCCGGGAACGGTTTCGCTCGGCATGGTAGGAGTTTCATAGTGTTGAGGATTGAGGGAAGCATGTTCAGTGTAGTTGAACTGATTTACAAGTTTCATAATCTCTTTTTTTGTGAGTTGTAAAAATTGGCATATCGGCCAAATTTTTGATTTTCTTTCCACTGTTGAAAGCTGTAATGTTCAGGATCGTAACCAAGTGTGCGGTATGTTTCCCAAAGCTGTTGCTCCTTCTGTTGCTGTTGCTCGGCAGCGAGTTGTGTTTGCTGCTTCTGTTGTTGTTCTGTATATAGCTTACTACGATAATAGCGAGGCATGGCCACTTTATGGCCGCCTTCGCGGGTTACATACAGCCGGGATAAATCGGCCTGATGGTAACGCTGTATCTGTTCGTCTTGTACATAATTTGCACCCAATCCTTTAGACATGAGAGCAAATTCAGGTAGTCTATCGTCGCGCTCGTGCTCCTTTTTTCGCTTGGCTTTATCAATGTATTTCATGGTGTAGGCTATAGACTTGTCGGAAACACTTCCGACATGAGTGGTGCCAAGACCCCAAGCGTCATGTATTGCTGCTGAATCTTCAACGCCGAATATAATGGCGTGATAGTGAGGGCGTTTGGTCTGTGAGCCATATTCACCGCAGGCATAGTACTTGAGCGTCCATGTAGGATTAGCCTTGCGTAATCGCTTCATAAATAACTGATAATCTGACTTTTGAAGCGTCATAAAGCCATTTGGCGAAATAGGAACGTGCTGTGTGTCGTATGTAAGAGTTATAAATACAGCGCTGGTGTGCTGCTTTTCCTCTTGTAATAGTCGAAATACCCAACTTTCGACGCGTCGTTGTTTGCACGGTGGACAACGGCCACAAGGGACAGGCACCTTTTCGGTGCCTGCCTTTGGGAGTACATAAAATGGAGAATCACAAGCCATCAGTTTGACAATTAGATAGTGGGGATACCATAACGAGGTAATTTCCGAACAACTTGAATGTTATTCATTACATGCGATATAATATGATCCTCGTTTGATTCTGTGACCGCAAAAATGCGGGTGGATGGAAAGCAGCTAATAAACTCCTCGGATAGTGTGGGCTGATCGGTAAAGATCCTGCCAAGATGCCAGAAATCAAGAGTGTTTTTGAGTTCGCCGGCAACACGGCTATTCATAAACTTGTATTCAGAATAGCGCGGTACATAACCAAATGTTGCCTCAGGTGCGCCGCCGTTTGCGAATATCTCTTTGTTTTTTACTTCCTGTTCGCCGATATGGGCGAAAGTAGGCCAAGCATAGTCAAGACGATTGAAGCGACTGAACGAACGGTGAAGACCCTGCTGATATGCGGTATCTGGTTGAACATTGATAATTCCAATGATATAACCATGTTCTTCAGCACGGTAGTTGAAACGATTACCACCGCCTACACTAATACCATGACCAGCCATGTTACCTACAGGGATGTTATCGGCGGTACTTTGTGCTGTTGCGAGTACTTCAGAAATAACCATGTTTTGTTTTGACCCGCCGATGTATTCAGGGCGTTGCAGACGCGCGTCTGAAGAACGTACGCCCCAGTGTGCTAAAAGGTTTTCTACGTAACGAGTACCTGCGCGCGCGTTTTTCTCTAACCATTCTTGGAGACGAAATGCAAAACGTAGGGTGTTGATGTCGGTTGCGTCAGCTTGAATGTCAACGACAAGAGAGCCGTTTGGATCGTAGGTAGCGGGTTCGTCATCGGCATGCACGGAACGTGCGAGTGGTGCAGGCCCAGCCTGTTGATCTATGGCGCCGATGCCAGATATTACGTTTCCGGCAGCATCACGCATGATGCCAGGTTGACCAGTGTTGTTGTGTTGAACCACAACGTCCTCGGCGGTAGTGAGCGGAATTTGGACTGAATCGCCTTTTTGTGCAAAGGGGAGTGCAGAGGTAAAATAGTCATGCTGCCATGCACGGTGCAACGGTTGTTCAGTTGCATAGGTAAGGAAAGTGTCGTTTTCGCCAGAATTTACAGGAATAGACTTTGGCGTTTGCAAATTTTGGTCGCGATAATACTCGTCGAAAATTTTGAGATAAGCGGCAATTGGCAGAGGTGAAGCCTGAAGGTCTGCTGTAATAGCGCCAGTAGGATAACCAAGATAATCCATAAGGCTGCCTACCTCGCAGGTAATGCTATTGACGTTCATGAAAGGGGCTTGGCTTTCTGTGTCATTGCCAGTAATCCACTGCTCCCATTCAGGCCAAAGGATACGGTTGGGAACAAAGAAATAGTGTGTCGTGACCTTGATACGGTGCATGACTGGAGAGATCAAAGGCATAAATCGGAGAAAGTTTTCTACTCCGATAGTAACCTGATCGCCCGGCAGTACTTCCATACAACAGGTGGGTACTAATTCGCCCATAGAGAACGACATTTTGAAGTCGTGAGACAGGTCAAATCTGTTTTGTGCGGGCTTTTTTAGCGCCACGGTATTAAAGATGTTTTTCATAAAAAAAGGTTTGAATGTTTTAAAATAGGCCGCTAATTTCCATCGGCGGCCATCATCATGTTAATCCCAAAAATCAATGTCAGAGACGAATACCGCCACGGGATACGGTATAAGTCGTGCTTTTTCGGTTGCCACGTCGGCCAGAGCGACGACGAGAGCGAGAGCGAGAACGATAACGCATAACGTAAAATTTTATGGTGAACTTATCGGGTGAACCAATCCCAGAAACCGCCTGTAACAGAGCGCGGAGTTGGATTATCAAAAATATTTGTAAGCAGACGACCAACAACGCGAAGCCAAGTAGGATCAGCTGGATTGATACCCATGCGTTTAAGGTCGATGTCAAGCTGTTTAAGTGTGCCATCCAACTGCATTTGTTTGATGTTTTCGCGTATTTGTGCGCGTTCCTGCTGGCTTTTTGCTTTTTGCTCCTGCATTAAGGCCATACGCTGAACAGCCTCGGTAAGATTGCTGCTGTTCATAGCGGCTTCGCGTGCATTGCGATCGAGAGCGGTTGAGTTCTGGATTTGAAGTTGGCGCAGTTGTTCTTTGCGAGCATCGGCAGAGGTGCTACGGAGTTCCTTTTCAAAATCCAGCTTAAAACGCTGTCCTTCTTCTCCAGTAAGAGTATTTGCAGTTTGGGCAAGCTTTAAAAGTTGCTCCTGCTGTATCACGCCGTTTTGAGCCTTGAGGTTGTCTGCCTGTGCTGCTTTTATGTCCAGATCGTAGATAGCGTTGATAAACGCAAGACCGCCGCCCATGATTGCGTTACCCGGTTCAGGGCTACGAAATTGAGGAGTCTGAACGTCTGGTGTTTGAACTGGTGAAGCGTTACCAGAATTACCCTGTCCATAGATTAAATGCGGATTTAAACCCGCATCCTGAAAGCGCTTCATTTGTGCCTGTGGACTGTTGTACTCGTTCTGCATTTGCCAAAAACGAATGTTGTCTTGATATTGGCGGTTGTACATGCGTTCGCTCCAAAGCTCCGAATGTCGGTTTTGCTCCCTTTGTGCGTTGCTGTTTAACATGCCACCAAGTAGGGAAGATCCCCCTGATATTGCTGCTGCTGCTGCTGGTGCAGCGAATGGGAATGGCATAGTATTAAGTTTTTAATTAACTGAATGTGTGTGTGTGGTTTGATTGACACGGTGGTGAACTGCTTTGCAATAGTACGTAAGTTTTTTACACTGTGTTCCAAAGTTTTTCGTATAAATGCTGTAGCTGTTTGCCACTGGTGTCAATCAGCCATAATACAAACAAGTAGATATTATGGCTTTACTCGGTTTTCCCTCGTGATGTAGTGCTACGCCGCCTGAAGGGGCGGCTATGCAGGAATTTGTCAAAACAGATAATTTACCGCTGAAAAAGCGGAAAATGATCTATTTTTCCAAATTTTATTGCGTAGGTTCCTGAAGGTTTTC